AACGATTCCCGTGAAAAAGGAAGCAATGCTGTTCCATGTGTCCACGAAAAATGTTTTGATGGAAGTCCAGACTTCGTTCCAGCTTGTTCCGAACCATCCCAGCACCACATCTGCAATGCCTTTCAGAGTATTCATGATATTGCGGAACGTGTTGACAACGAAATTCCAGATAGACGTAAAAATGCCCTTGATGCCGTCCCAGCACTGCTCCCAGTCACCAGTAAACAGACCGATCAGAACATCCAGCAGCCCCAGAAGAATGCCAGTAAACTCTGAAAAGATGTTGGAGATGTTTTGAAAGACGCCTTCAAAAATAGGAGCCAGCAGATTGCACAGTCCATCCCATGCCGCTTTCAGCACATCGGTGAAACTCTCAAAGTCGAATCCCAGAGCGTTTAGCCGGTCAGTGATGCCCTGTGTCAATCCGGTAAATGTGCTTTTGATCTGTTCCCAGATGGCGATGATATTGCTTTTGAATTCGTCATTGGTTTTCCAGAGATGCACAAAGGCAGCCACCAGAGCGGCAACAGCTGCGATAATGGCGAGCAGCGGACCTAATGACACGCCCAACGCTCCGGTAATGGCTCCAATGCCACTTTGCACAGCCGAGAAAAGGGCGGGCAGTTTGGACACTGCGGAAAAGACGGTTCCCACACTGGAGATGGTCTTTCCAAGCACCACCAGCATCGGTCCCAGAGCAGCAGCTATCAGTGCAATTTTCGCAATGGTTTCCTTGGTCTGCGGGTCCAGTTGATTCAGCTTATCCACTAGTTCCTGAATACGGGAAACAATGGAGCGAATGGTAGGCATCAGAATATCACTAAAACTGATTGCCAGTTCTTCCAGCTGGGACTTCAAGATGGTCACTTGTCCGGCAAGGTTATCCTGCATGACAGCTGCCATTTTTTCGGTCGTGCCATTGTAACCGTCTACTGTATCCGAACAGGTGTCAATGGCATTGGACAGTTTTTCAAAATCCGCCGGAGAACCGTTGATGATCGCCAGCATACCAGACATTGCCTCTTTGCCAAACAGCGAGGCAGCCGCCTGTGCCTGTTCTGCCTCGGAAAGTCCGCCCAATTTCTGACGGAGTTGTTCCATAAGTTCTCGTAAAGAGTACATCTTGCCGGAACTATCCGTCAGAGAAATGCCGTACTGTTTCATGGCAGCTGCTACCGTGCCTGTCGGCTTTGCCAGATTGGTAATGGCTGCACGCAGTGCCGTACCAGCCTGTGAGGATTTGATACCGGCGTTTGCCATCAGTCCGATGGCAATGGCAGAGTCTTCGGCGGAGTATCCCAGAGACCCCAGCACCGGAGCGGCATACTTGAAAGTTTCACCCATCATGCTGACATTGGTATTGGCATTGCTTGATGCAGCTGCCAGAATATCCGCAAAGTGTCCGCTGTCCGAGGCAGACAAACCGAAAGCGGTCAGAGCGTCTGTGACAATGTCTGAAGTAGATGCCAAATCTTCGCCACTGGCGGCGGCAAGATTCATGATGCCTTCGATACCGCTGAGCATATCGTTGGTTTTCCAGCCTGCCATCGCCATATAGTTCATGGCTTCCGCAGCCTCACTTGCAGAAAATTTTGTTTTGCTGCCCATTTCACGGGCTTTTTCCCGGAGGGCATCCATCTCTGAACCGGTCGCACCGGACACCGCTGCCACCTTTGACATGGCGGAATCGAAATCCGCACCGGTTTTCACGGCAATGGTTCCCAGAGCCGTGACACCAGCGGTGACAGGCAGCAGCTTTTGTCCCACACCGGAAATTTTGTCCCCGGCGGACTGCAGCGTTTCACCCAGAACGCCCATCTTTTCCAAGGCGGTGTGAGAATTGTTTGCTTCTGTGGTCAGGCGTTTCAGTTCGTTTTCGGTTTCGATGATTTCACGCTGTAGTGCATCATACTGCTGCTGGGGAATTTCGCCGTTTGCAAGAGCGGTATTTGCCTGTTCTGCGGCAGTTTTCAGCACTTCCAGCTTTTCTTTGGTAGCTGTCACCGCATCGGCGAGGAGCTTATGCTTCTGCGAGAGCAGTTCCGTGTTGGAAGGATCAAGCTTCAGCAGTTTCTGGACATCTTTCAGCTGCGTCTGTGTACCCTTGATATCCTTGTTGACACCTTCCAGTGCCTTGGACAGCTTGGTGGTATCGCCGCCGATTTCTACGGTGATGCCCTTGATTCTGTTTGCCATGCGGTTTCACCTCCTCCGTGAGGGCATGAAAAAAGCACCTGCCGTAGCAAGTGCTTTTTATTAGTATCTACTTGGAAAGAGCGTTAATCCTCTGTTTCGCGCTTGAACATACCATTCTTTTTTCTTTTCACTGGCGGAAGAACATGAGAATGTTCGCTGGTCTTCTGATATTGCTATCAATTGTTTACCATTTTCACCGTCAAACATTAGATGGTGATTAGCGCAAAGACAAATACCATTGTTGGGGCTATCATTGCCGCCATCTTTTACGGCTATGATATGTGCTGCTTGAAGAACAATCATTTCAGTTTCCCCACAAACTGCGCAGCGGTTATTCCATCGTTCTAAAACTGCTTTACGAAAGCTGTAGTTTCGTCTTGTTCTATCAATTCGATCTCTGCAACGTGAAATATTGGCGTTTACTAAGACTTGTGGCACATTATCAGATGTTGAAACAAACACTGGATCACCATTTTCGTTTGGTACACAAATTGGCTCCATGTATCCTTCATCGTCGGGGTTGGGAAAAATGAACTCCTCATAGTGTTCAACTACTTCTTGTAATCTGTTAATGCCAACAAAAAGTATTTTTTGGTAACCAAGCGGATTTTGATACTGATCACGAATTTGTTTATAAAACGGAATAATTTGATCTTCTTGAATGCCAGCTCGTAGTAGATTTGAAAGTGCTGTTGATTTTCCAACATCAAAACGTTTTCGAGACAGCGAGCGATTTAACCCAGTTGACCAAATTACAAAACAGGATAATGTGTGCCGAAAACTTATCACCAAATCATAGTCTGCTGTTAATAGTTTACCAACATTACAAGTGATTAATCCGTCATAGCCACTACCTATTGCAATTTTCACACCAATATTATTCTGGGCGTTTTCAATTATTTCCTTGTGTTCAACAGACCACCAATCAAATCCGGGCATGGGCTCATCTCCACTTTTTTCTTTAGTATAGCATATTTTGTAGAAAAAGTAAAGGTTCAAAACGCATCAAAGTCCGCCTGCCCAGCGACCTCATGCCAGCCATCGTATTCGTCATTTTCCTTTTCCGTGAACATATCATTCACGACTCCAATCGTGAGCAGATCAAGCTCTGAGAGGGACAGCCCAATCTGCACACATCGGAGAAGGAACAGGGGCGTTGTCATCGGGCGGTCAGTTTTTCGATGTTTTTTTTAGACTTGACCTGTGTTTCTACATTCAAGCCCCAGAGGTCAATCAGCTGTGGCAGGATTTCGTAAATGCTGAACGTGTTGAACTGTTCCAGCCACTCATCCGGCGATGCCGGAATGGCTGCATCGGCGTGTTTTGCCATGATATAGGCGATGTTCTCAAACACTTCAAGGCTTTCAATATCCAGTGCAGAGGATTTCTCTGTTTTTTCTCCCACAGACTTTTGCAGTGCTGCAAAGTCCTGATAAATATCTCTGCGGAATTTCAAGCGATACAGTCTGGGAACTGCTGCACTCGCCTTGAACGGCACATCAATACCATCAATGGTGATGTTCTTCTGAATTGCCATACTGCACCCTCCTTACGCTTTCACAGATGCTGCGGATGCTTTACCACTCTGTACAGCGGCAGCCAGATTGGGCATATATACCGCCTTGTACCAGTTCTCATAAACCTCGGCATCCGTTTTCTCACAGGTTTTAGTTTTTACCAAACCACTGTTCAATGCCGTTGCGGTCAAAGACAGCGTTTCCGTTTTAACTTCCTTTTCGTCCTCAATGGTGCTGGATTCTGTTGCCGGACGAGAGGCAGAGCAGCAGAACAGACAGTGCCGAATTTTATTCTTATCGCCGCTGAATTCAAACAGCAGTGCAAACTGCGATACTTCTGCGGTATTGGTTTCCGTGAGAACGCCCTTTTCATCCAGTTTCTCACCGAGAATGTCTGTCGCAAACTCAAGCGGAACCAATGCGATTTCAAGATCGCCGGTGTAACCAGAGTTATTGTTGATCACATAGTACACACCATCATCAGCGTAAAAATTGGATGCTTCACCTTCTGCATCGATAGACAGCGACACTGCACCGGGAATGCGAACCGGTTTTGCAAAAGTCGGCACACCTTCTTCATCATAAGAGGTGATTTTTGCATAGTGAACTTTGTTCAGACCGAACTTTACCTTGTTTTTCTCCATTGCCATATAGATCAAACCTCCATCTCATAGAGCACTTCATACAATTCTTCCGAATCAATGAATAGTTCTGTTTTTGTGTAATAAATTTCATGCTGGGCAAGCACTGTCTCCACTTGTTCTTCCAATTCCGGCAGTTTTTTATCCGTGTACAATTCAATGTCCAGCTGTTTGCAACTGAAATATGCCACATTATCTGCAGAAAATGGATTCTCTCCAGGAGAGAGAAACAACAGAAAAGGCGGTGCAGGGCTTTCGCCCTCGGCGAAATGATGATAGGCAAAAGGTAGTCCTATCTCTTCCATCATTTCTGCGATTTGTTCGTAGGTCATGACAGCGCCTCCTCTATAAGTTTCTCAAAAAGCTGTACACCGTTTTCTTCCGCAGGAGCAATATGCGGTTTTCCGGATACCCGACCTCCGCCACGCTTGGCGTGCCCCTTTTCCAAAAGGTGTGCCAGCTGATACCTGTTTTTAGAATGAACAGTCATTTCAAGAGAATGGCTGTTTTCCTTTGTCTTTTTTGCAGTCCAGCTTTTTGAATACGCACCTGTTCTCTTTGGAGCGTTTGCAGATATTTCATCTTTTACAGATTTTGCAGTTTTTCTGACCGCCTTTTTCATTGACGTATCTGCAAGGTCTGCATATTCCGTCAGGCCTTTCATAATCTCGTCAGCCATTGCATCAACTGTAGCCATCGGAAGCACCTGCCTTTCGTATCTCACCCTCGATTTTCATGTAGTTGTTGTGGTCGTAAAGCGGAATCAGTCCTGTGACATTGTAGATGATGTTTCTGAAAAGAATATGGAAATTGGTGCTGTTGATATTCATCGTTGCAGGACTTTGACGAACCAGAAATTCCAGCTTCTGCACCTCTTTGGTAACTCCTGCATCTGTTGTTTCTGTTGTCGTCTTTACCGTAACTTTTGCCCATAATGAAAAGGTTTCTTCCCATTTTGTAATATGGTTGCCGATCTCGTCCACAACTGTTCTGTGTTCCAAAATGGTGATTCTCTGATTCAGAGTCCCGATTTCCATTACATCACGCCCTCTCGCTGTGCAAACAGAATTGAACGAAGATTCAGTGTAAGTTTATGATAATCAGGATTACTCCTGTTTTCATAAAGATACCCAAGTGCGAAAAGCATCGCAGTCCGCACAGTATCTTCATTTTCAGCAAATGCTGATTCGTCCATTCTGCCAACGTCCATTACAAGATTTTTCGCTGTAGAAAGAAGATTATGAATCAGACTATCGTCCTCTTCATAATCTACTCTCAGATAGGTTTTCGCCTCTTTCAGTGTAATCATAGCATCACGCTTTCTTGATGGTAAGTGTCTTGATTGCTTCCGGAAGAATCAGCTTGCCGTCCAGTCTCTGACTTGCAAGGAAACCAACCTGACCTGTCATAGCAAAGAGTTCATTCAGTCTCTTGAAAGAGCGTCCCTGTCTGTCGGCCACCCAGTAATAACTAAAGTCGCCGAATGCCATGCATTTGTTGCCTGACTTGATTTCCGGCACATAGCTGGATGTCTTGTAAGGACGATTCAGAATGGTATCCGGAACACCAGCCTGCACAGACGGACTCCAGATATAGTTTCCTGTGTTGTCCTTCAGTTTTCTGAGAGCCTTGACAGTGGAATCATTGAGCACCCACACTGCCTTCTTGCGGTACGGACTTCTGAGGGAGTAGAAAAGTTCCATCACATCATCAAATGTAATGCTTGTACCTGTGGTAGAAGTGCCGTCTTCCGCACCGCCTGTAGCATTAAAAATGCCGGTCGGTTTTCCCTTGCCGTCACCAACGAAGAAAGCCTCTTCTTCCTTTGCACCGATTCTTCTTGCAAACTCTTTTGCAATGTAGGACGGCAGGTCAAATACGCTGTCATTGAGTAGTTCTTCAGAAATCTTGATTGCTGTTCCAAGCTTATATGCGGAAAGCGATGCCTGCCCAAATGTATCATCAGAAAGAGAATACTGCTGTTCCTCGTCCATCCAGACAGCCTCGCCCTTGGAAGTCACAATCGGAATCTTGCGATCACCGTTGGAAGTTTTAATGACCGTTGCCATCTGGCGGAAAATACTCTCTTCCTCCAATGCTTCCACCAGTTTTCGTTCGTGAGGTAGCAGTGTGCCGCCTTATCATCTTTCGATGACAGGTTTGCACAAAGCCCCTCCCAAACCGTGCTTACACCTCTCGATGTACACGGCTTTCCATTCATTATTGACATGTCATTTATTTTGTTCCCTGTGAATCTTTTTGAAGCATTTCGGGCAAACAATCAACGTTTTACGTCTCATGTGAAGCATTTTCTTGCCCCATTCCGTAGTGCTTTTCAGATTCTTCATTTTACCTGCATGATAAATACAGCAGGAATCACTATTATCACCACACAGCTCACATACCCCTGCGCTTAACCGCACATATTGTGACAGCTTTTTCGGGTCAAAGGATTTGTATTGCCATGGGTCTTTATCGGACATCAACTTACCGGCTTTGCAGTCAGCTAACGAGACAAGCTTTGCATATTTGATACCGCCTTTAACTTCATGGGGAATAGCCCATTTGCCATCATGACGATATTTTTGGATGATTTTTCTCGTTGTGCTGTTGCTTTTGCTTGCAAGCGTCTTTAGACAGCTATATTCCATAAGATAACGGAAATAATTCAGCTTATCATAATTCGCTGCTAAGCAGTAATAATTGCAAATGCCACGGATTTGTGCATTATACCTGTTCACAATATCCACTTCCGAAAGATGTCTTAATCTTGGAACGCAAACCGCCCAGATTTCTCCGTTTGGTTTTTGTTCTATGATGTCGTTTTTGAACAGGAACTGCATGATCTTATCTTCGAGAGGTACAGTTAATTCTACAGAGTTATTCAGCGTTCTTTGTTTAACACCGTTTGCCTTTTTCTTTATCTTCTGGCTTCGGCGTACCGCAACGTCATAACCAAGGAAACGTACTCGTTCAGCACTGTGTGTGATCTTTGTTTTCTCAGCACTCAACTCTAAATGGTACTGCGTTGATAGAAATTCTCTCAGAATCTCTTTAATTTCTTCACAGTCTTCTCTGCTTCCGCTGATTCCAATTAGAAAATCATCAGCATATCGGCAGTATACAAGCTTTTTATCGTCGGACATTCTTGCGGGCGTTTTCAATTTTTGATTGCACACCGCTTTATATTCCTTGATTGCAAGCTCACGTTCCTCACCTTTTACCCTGTCAATCTTCTTTTGAAGTGTCTGCCTTCTTTTCGCTAAATGAAGATATTCCGGTGTCTGGTGTCGTGTAGACTGCTTATCGAACTTTTCCTTGAGTTTCATGACTTTCCGGTCAAGCTCATGCAGGTATATATTTGCCAGAATAGGGGAAATGATTCCGCCCTGTGGTGTACCGGAGATTGTGGTATGATATTGAAAATCTTCCACATAACCTGCTTTCAGGAAAGCTCTGATAATATTGATAAATCTGCTGTCCTTGATTTTGACTTCTAACGTTTTAATAAGCACTGCGTGGTCTATATTGTCAAAGCAACCCTTGATGTCGCCTTCTATGAACCATTTTACAGAACGAAAATTTGTCTTTATCTGGTCGAGAGCTGTATGACAACTTCTCTCCGGTCTGAAACCATGTGACTGGTCATAAAATAACGGTTCATAGATTGCTTCCAGAAACATTCTAACCGCCTCTTGCAGAAGTTTATCTCGAAATGACGGAATACCCAGTGGGCGCATTTTTCCGTTCTGTTTCTTGATATATTCTCTGCGCACAGGCTTCGGTTTGTACTTTCCTGACCTCAATTCTTCAATCAGTTCATGCACATATTCAGCACTAAAACCGTCAGCAGTGTCGTTGTCACTTCCGGGAGTCATTGCTCCACTGTTTGCATATAATTTCTGGTAAGCTGCAAAATAAATGTCCTCTCTCAGAAGGTAGCGAAAGAGTCTTGTAAAGACTCCGTCGTGATGTTCCGAGGAACTTTTATTGACACGCTCCAAAATCTCCGATGTTGGATTCATGAGGATTCTCCTCCCTTTCATCTTCTTACTTTGGAATTAACAAACTGCTTCCCTTCGCCATGTAGTGGGCGTTATCCACCTCGGACTACTACGGAAGCTCCGTTGCCATATGGAATATTCAGTCTCGAATAGACATAGCCTTTCGGCATTTCCACTTAGGCAATCCCTGTTTAACGATGCTTATAGGCAAGTGATAACTGTCGGATATCATTTCGGTTTATCTCACGTGTTCTCACGCTTGCTTCATGACCTATAGCAGACACCATAACGAATTCAATATTATGGTGGGGTCATGAGAGTGGTTTCAGGATAATTTCCACACCCTCCCACGAAAAAGGAGCTAACCTTTGCTTTGGCAATCCAGCCTTATCCTTATGTTATCTTGTCATTGCAGGTACTACTCGCCTCATATCCTTTTGACGTTTCCTGCGTTTCTGCCGTGCTGTGTTCCCGTGTCCAGTTTCCTGTCATCGGTTAGGCAGATTGACAACCGCTCTGCTGTGCGGTGTAGAGCCTAATCTACTGTAAACATCGCCTTTTACAGGCGCACGAACTCATCCGGCACAAGATAGCCGCCTTCGGTATCTTCGCCAATCTGCAGAGCATTTCTCACATCGGCAAAATTACGGTTGCGAATGCTGTTCCAGAAAGCAGTACGATATGCATCAGATGCAATGCCGGTCTTGGTATCACTGTGAGTGGATGCGTTCGGCTTGTTCTGAATCGGCGTAGAAGTAGGCTTGTTCATTTCTGCCTCAATCTGATCCTGTCGTTCCAGCCGCTGGATTTCCTTGCCGTATGCCACGATCTGCTGCTCCATGGCATCGTATGTCTTGCTGTCCTCTTCCGAAAGCAGACCGCTTTCATTTCGCTTGGAATCCAAAAAGTCACGGGCAGTATCCCATGCCTTGCTTCTTTTTTCTCTCAGTTCCTGAATTGTCATAGTATCAGTCCTCCTATAGTTTTTAATATTTCAAAAGCTCCAGCCGCTTGTCCAATTGGTTGATCGGCGTGCCTTTGGATGCAGTTGCAGAAATCTTCTGCAGAAAAGAATCCAGCGTTTTAGATGGTGTGTACAGCATGGATGCTGTGCTTTCCTTCTTTTTTTCATCCGGATCTTCTTTAGGAGATTCCTCTGTTTCTTCTTCATCTGGATCTGTTTTTTCTGGTTCTTCTGGAACAAACGGATTCTTTTTAGAAAAGAGAATGCCGTCTACAAATCCCAGCTGCAATGCTTTTTCTGCATTCATCCACGTTTCTTCATCCATCAGCCTTGCGATCTTATTGCGGCTGAGATGCGATTTTTCTGCATAAGCATTGATAATGGATTCCTTGACTTCGTCCAGAAGTGCGATGGCTTTCTCCATATCTGCCTTGTTGCCCATGGCACAGGTCATCGGATTGTGGCACATAATCATGCCGGTTGGTGAAATCAAAGTTACATCGCCTGCCATCGCCACCACAGAAGCCGCAGAAGCGGCAATGCCGTCGATCTTGACCGTGACCTTGCCCGGATGGTTTCGGAGCATGGTATAGATCTGACTGGCAGCAAACACATCGCCGCCCGGCGAGTTGATAAAGACGGTCACATCACCGCTGTGTTTTTGCAGTTCCGAGCGGAACATGGCGGGGGTGACGTCATCTTCAAACCAGGTACTCTCCGCAATGGCACCGTACAAATACATCTCCGATGCACCGGTTTCTTCATTGCATACCCAGTTCCAAAAACGATTATTCTTCATGGGTCGTTTCCTCCTTTTCATTTTTCTTTGCAAATGCACCTGCATCAGCAAGCTTTGTAAATGAACCATTTACAAGATAGAGATTTCCGCCCTGTTCTTCCGGCACCAGATTCATATCCTCCAGTTCCCGAATGTCATTGGTGGACATCCAGCCGTTCTGTCTGGCGGTAGCATAGCCCTGCATTCTGGAAGCGTAGTCACCACGCAAAAGCCCCTCTACATTGAATTTGATGAAGTATTTGCCTTTCTCTGAATCGGAAAGCAGATCTTTCATCATGCCTTGCTCCCATCGAACAATCCACGGGTCAAGACTGTATTTCACGAAATCCAATGATAGATGTTCCACGTTACTGAATGTGGCATGGTCAAGATCGCCGATCATATGAAGCGGCACTCGATACAACCGGGCAATTTCCTCTACCTGAAACTTTCTGGTTTCCAGAAACTGTGCTTCATTGTTGGGGATGGAAATAGGCGTGTATTTCATGCCCTCTTCCAAAATTGCGGTATGATGCGAGTTGGAACCACCATAGGCACGCTGCCAAGCATCCCGCACACGCTCTGGATTTTTGATGACTCCCGGATGCTCCAACACACCAGATGGACTGGCTCCGTTGGCGAAAAAGGTAGAACCATAGTCTTCACAGGCAAGGGAAATGCCGATTGCATTCTTTGCAAGAGCAATGGGAGAATATCCCACCAAGCCGTCATACCCAAGTCCGGGAATATGCAGCACATCTTCTGCCTGCAGGACAATATCGCCCTGCTGTTTCAGGTTTGGATTGGCTTCATCGTAGCGACTGTAGATGTAGACCAGACGATTTCGCTGGTCACGGTCTACTCTGACCTTATCCGGCATCAGCGGATACAGCCCCAATACATCTCCACGACCGTTTCGGATAATTTGTGCGTAAGCATTGCCGTAGATTAGCAGATGGGACATCAGGGTTTCTCGGAATACGAAAGATGTCATTTCCGGATTTGGCTGATCGTGGAGTAAAAAATAGAGCGGATGCCGTGGCACTCGCTCTTTTCCGTTTTCGGTATATTGGTAAACGTGTAATGGCAGCTGGGCAATCGCCTCCGACAGAACTCTCACGCAGGCATACACCACTGTGTGCTGCATGGCGGTGCGGTCATTAACTCGCTTACCACTGTTGGAACGTCCGAAGAAGTAACTGTAGCTGGGACTGTCGTAGCTGTTTTTCGGGTGATCTCGTCCCCGAAAAAATCCTCTCAAAATACGCATAATTCCTCACTCCTTACAAAATCAACATATCTCTTTCGTCATAAACACTTGTTTCATCCCCAGTACATCCACAGCGAATTGCACGGTCAAGAGCCATAATCATGGCAACCGCACCGTCAATCTTCTCTGTGGATTTTTCTTTGTCCGGCTTGATATTTCCGGCAGGATCTCGCTTGATGAAGATGTTGTCCATCATCCAACGAAGAACCGGCTGACCACCATGTGCTATTTTTTTCTCCAATGTCAATTTCATTAGTTCTTTTGTTGGCGGTGACATATCCTTATATCCCTGCCCAAACTGTACTAAGGTAAATCCCAAATCTTCTAAGTTTTGCGACATCTGCACCGCACCCCAACGGTCAAAAGCAATTTCTTTGATATGGAATTTCTGCCCCAATTCCTCGATGAAGTTTTCGATAAAACCATAGTGAACCACATTTCCCTCAGTGGTTTTCAGGTAACCCTGCCGTTCCCACACATCATATGGAACGTGGTCACGCCTTACTCTGAGTGGCAGAGTTTCTTCAGGGAGCCAGAAGTAAGGCAAAACAGAATATATCTCATCATCCTCAGTAGGTGGAAAGACAAGGACAAAAGCCGTAATATCTGTAGTACTGGAAAGGTCAAGTCCACCGTAGCAGATTCTTCCACGAAGGAATTCTGGAATTACAGGAGCATTACAAGCATCCCATTTTTCCATTGGCATCCATCGAACAGACTGTTTTACCCACTGATTCAAACGCAGTTGTCGGAATGCGTTCTCTTCACCCGGATTTTGTCTGGCAGAATTGCAAGCAGCTTCAACTTTATCCATTCCGACAGTAATGCCAAGAGAGGGATTTGCTTTTTTCCAAACTTCTGGAGAAGTCCAGTCTTCAGATTCATCTGCACCGTAAATCACAGGATAGAATGTTGGATCGATTTTTCTGCTTTCCAAAATATCTTTTGCCTTTTGATGCGTTTCATAACAAATAGAATGCGTGTCCGTCCCAGCCGTGGTGATGAGAAAATACAAAGGCTGCATTCTCGCATCACCGGAACCTTTGGTCATGACATCAAACAGCTTTCGGTTCGGCTGCGTATGCAGTTCATCAAACACCACTCCGTGGATGTTGAAACCATGCTTGGAATATGCCTCTGCCGAAAGCACCTGATAGAAGCTGTTGGTCGGAATATACACGATACGCTTTTGTGAGGTCAGGATCTTCACTCGCTTGGAAAGGGCGGGACACATTCGCACCATATCCGCTGCTACATCAAATACAATGGCAGCCTGTTGGCGGTCGGCAGCACAGCCGTAAACTTCGGCACGTTCTTCGCCATCACCGCAAGTAAGCAGCAGAGCAACTGCAGCAGCGAGTTCTGATTTGCCTTGCTTTTTCGGAATTTCTACGTAAGCCGTATTAAATTGACGATAGCCATTCGGTTTCAGCACACCAAATACATCTCGTATAATCCGTTCTTGCCAATCAATCAGTTCAAACTTTTTTCCTGCCCATGTACCTTTTGTATGACACAGGCATTCGATAAAATTCACGGCATAATCTGCCGCTTTTTTATTATAATGCGAATCTTCCGCCATAAATTTTGTGGGTTTATAGCCTTTCAGTTTTCGCATTCTCTCACCTCACAACAAAAAAGACCTGCCGAAGCAAGTCTTTGAAAATCATGGTCATGGCGTGCAGATGTGACCTGTTTGCCATGTTTGGTACGACCGCCAGAGCCTTTCGGCTCCGGCTTTTGGGATTTATAACTTCAAGAACAGCCCCGCACAGTTCGCCTGTGTGGGGCTTGGTTTTGACTTTGGGCAGTTTTTCGGCAAGTGCTCTGAAAGCCCACACAGGGCAAACAGGGCGGTTACATGGGGAACTTTCGGTGCATTACAGACAGGATTTTCTCCCGTTCCTCCGTGGAAACGCCGATGCTTTCCAGTGCCTGCCGAATGCCGCAGTCCGGGCAAATGGGCGTTTGGTTGTCCGTTCTGGAAAGTGCCGGCATACCGGAGTAGGGCTTTCCGCAGAGTGGGCAGACTGCCGAAACTGACTTATCCGTTTTCATGGTGGTACACCTCCCGTTCGCTGATGTCCATGGCTTTCCGCAGGTGTTTCAGGTCAAAGCCGAACTGGCGGTATCCGTCCACACAGGTGCGGATGTAGGCAGAAGTCGGAATACCCAGTTTCCGTTCCTCGTGCATGATGTACACAAAGGCGGTCAGCTTTTTCCTGGTTTCTGCAAGGGGAAGTTCCAGTTCCGTTTTGTAGTAGAAATGGGGATACCCCTCATAGCGGTCAAGGGCAAGTTCATCTCGTTCTGACACCGACCACACTGCCGCCGGAACGGTACAGTCCTGCTTGGGTTCGATGGTCAGATAGGAGCCGGTCTTGCTGCCTTTGAACAGCAGCTGGTAATTTGGAATCTCCGCAGTTCCCACAATTTTGGCATCCGGGCAGCGGAACTGCATCTGTTTCACGTTCAGATTGCTGCCATAGGCAAGGTAAAACTTTTTCATGCAATCAAATCCTTTCTGAAAGGGATACCCTTTCACCACCATAAGACCGTCGAAGCGGTCTGGTGTAGCTGGTAGCAAAAGGCTGTCCCTTTATCTGCCGAACCGGAAAGCGGCATCGCCATCAAGGTTCTTGGTAAGGAACGTTCTGGCGGTGGCGAACTCCTCGCCGACCAGTCCCAGCCGAATCAGCCATGTTCGCATGGCGAATTTCGGATTTTCCGTTTGCTGTGGT